AAGCCGGGGGCGCCTCTGGCGGTCCCGGCAGGCTTTGCGGTTCTTGATTCGCTTGTCATGGCTCCACTCTCTCAAGAGTTGGAGCCTCCGGCAAACCCGGGGCGGTTCATCACCATCGACCAGCAAAGGCAGCAGAAGACGCATGTCGCCCTCGCGGTGCTCATCCACCCAATTCATCTGTCCAGTGGGTACCTTGTCCACGTGCAAGATGCGATCGACAACAACCCGGATATCGGATGACGCACTCATCGTCGTCATTCCTTAGCGTTCTTGGTCAGGCCCTCGATAAGTCAGTCGCTTGCCGGTGACGCCCTTCAACACGCGCTCGGTTCGCTCAACGTCTTCGACGCCCAACGCCGACCGCGCGTTGTGTCTGAAATCGAACTCCGCCAGATAGCGATGCAAGTGCTTCTCGGAGCAGCACTGATTCACGCCCGTCATGCCTCGCTTGAAGATGCTGAAATAGTCTTCGATTGTGTTGGTGGTGATGACGGGCTTGCCGTCGTCGGTCTTGCCTACTTCCTCTCCGGCCGCGACTCTCATGGCTGTTACCGTGTTGCCGATGACACCGGCAGGTCGTTTCTCGCCGTTCGGTCCTGCTGGCATGATCTGAGTTCGTCTTTTTGAGCATAGCATGGGACTTGGCACGCGGCAGAGCCAGGTCAACGGCGTCAGATTTCAAGCTGTGACGCTACCTCAAGGCTCGCCTCAGTGCCGCGTCGGCGATCCGCGCGCCGAGAGGAGGCCGAGCATCTCCGGCATGTCCGACACGTTGGTTGCGCCACGCTCATCGAGCGCCCCGCCCTCGCCAAGCGCCATGCCGCACACGCCGAGGAGGTATGCCGCAAGATCGCGAATGCCGCGCAACTCCTCCGCGAGCGCGCGGATCTCGGCGCGAGCGCGCGCTGAGCGCTGATCTTCCGGCAAAAGCGCCAGCGCCACGCCATCGGCAAGAACCTCGTCTGCGCTTCGCATCGATTGCCTCCGTCGATTTTCCACATCGATGTGACCTTTTTGGTAGCAGGTGGCACGCGGACGGGGATAAGTTGTGTGACCTACGAACTAGTGATGGCCGCTTCCGGCTAAGGAGACCGGTGTCGCGGCCGCGAGGGCAAAGTGGACGACTTCCCGGCAGCGCGGGCGGAACGAATGGCTGTTCCCCACGTCGCCCGGGAGAGTGCAGCGGGGAGCCCCAGGCGGGGTTGCGTTAAGCGCTTGCGAACGTTCTTGGGACTGGCAGCCGACGAATGGGCGACCTTGCGCGAACGTTCGCGTCTTGATGAGCCGCAGCTGACGGACTTCCTCTGTTGCAACCTCGGTTGTGTTTGTCTCGAGGGCGGGCCGGACGCTTGGCAGGTCACGCTGGCGCCCGACAAGGTGCCCCCCAAGGTGGCGTTCGAACTGCTCTACTGGCTCGGCGACCGGGCGGAGGCGCGCTACACCCTAAACGTTTATTTCGGCGACCGGTTCCTCGAGAGAGCATTCTCGAACGGCTGGGCCGTCCTCGACTTCCTGGGTCCATGGTTTGCCGAGGACGCGAACAGCGGCCCGCGACGCGTCTTCAGCCACCGCCTGCCAAACCCGGCGCTCGAGGCCGACCCGGCCTTCGATCTCGCCGCGCGCATGGCCATCGCCTTCGCCGCCAACGGCGCGCTCACCGAACTCACGGCACGGCTCGACGCGATCTTCGACGGCCGCTTCATCGTGCTCGATCGCCTCGGCAGGTCCGACTTCAGGATCGCAGTCGTCGGCCCGGGCTACAACGTCTTCGAGGATGAAGCGACACCGCTCGGCAAGCCATTGATTGCACTGCGCGATACCACCTACTGGCGGACGGTGGCCGAGGACTATCTTGACGTTGCGCGGCGCGGCACCCCGAGCCTCTATCAGGTCGACGCCGTCACCGAGACGGCCCGGGGGCGCGCGTTCCTCTCCTACCAGCGGCTGATCGTGCCCTTATCCGCCACGCGCCTCCTTGGCGTCACGCGCCCCAACGTGGGCGCGATCCGGCTCGGCCGCTAGCCGCTCGGCGATCTCGGTCAGGATGTCGCTGCGGCTCATCCAGCAGAGCGTGTAGTCGACGTCGCCGTGGGTGCTGCCCCGGGCGTGGATGCCGGGCTCGTAGTTGCGCTGGCCGGACCGCAGGTGCAGCCGGGCGTCGATGTTCTTCTGCGACATCAGCGTGATGGTGCCGTCGATGCCCCACAGCGCCAGGGCCACGGCGCGGCCGAGCGGCGGCAATCTGCCAGCGATGCCGCGGCCGCGGGCGCGCGGGTGGTACCAGACGGCACCGGTAAAGCCATGGACCCCGGTGAAGAAGCTTGCTGTTGGCGCCATGGCCATCCAGCGCTCACCGCGCTGGGCCGGCGGAATGCTATCGCCGTAAAGCAGGCGCAGCGACTCGATTTCCGCCTTGAAGCTCGTGCCGGTGAAATCGTAGCGGCGCACCGCCTGCGTCGCGATCACCGTGCCGTCCGCGTCGCGGCCCAAAAGCGCAAACGCATGCTGGTCGAGGTCGGGGCAATACTCGGTGCGGAAGGCCGGAAAAAGCGGCAGCCAGCTGTCGCGGTTCGCTTCATTGACAGCCAGGAGCGCGCTCGCCGGCGCGAGCTCGACCCGCACGCCGCGCCGGAAGAGGTCGGCGTCGAGATCGAGGAAGTAGGGCACGAGCAGTTCGCGCGGCCCGTGCCGGATGTCGATCGAAGATATGAACTCTGGGTTCTCGAGGTGCTCTGGGGACGCGGATGCGCTTTGTGTCTCGGCTTCGGTCATGGCAGACCTCCCGTTGGCGTTGGCGACACCGAGGAGGATGCTGACGAGTGGTTGATTCGAGGGAAATGAGGCGCCAGTTTCCACTGCAAATTGCAGCATGGCGCGTGTTCTATATGTGCATGCCGCAGGTCGCTACCGGCGACGCCTGCCGCGGCTGCGCAGGATGCGTGCCAGATCGACGACGTTGCTCAGATCGGCCTTCTCCGTCTTGTCGAGCTCGAGACCCGCAAAGAAATACCTCGGTCCCACTTCGAGAGCGGCGCAGGCGCGCAGCAGAAAATCGGCCCCGGCGCGGCGTCGGCCCTGCATGATGCCGGCGAGCTCCACGCGGCTCACCTGGATCTGCGCCGCCAGCTCCTCGAGCGTGAGGCCGAGCTCCGCGCAGCGTTCCGACAACCGCCGGCCGATGTGCTTATCGATGGCTGACATGCCCACCCACCAAAACGCATGTACACACCAAACCGGGCGGCAGGACAGTGCGGTCCCGCTCGCGCGGAACCAACAATCAGCAAGCGCATTCCGGCAGTTGTCACTTGTTGACCAAGTGGCGTTTTATCTTGGAACGGAATTTTGACCATGACCAGAGGTCGTGTGAGGAAAATCTTGACGCACGGGGCACGATGGAGGGTCGCATGAGCGGACAGAGGTCGAGGGAACGGGCAGTTTCCGCGTGGCTGCACACGCGCGCGTTCGTGCTCTGGGGGCTCCTCGTCGGGCAGGCGGTCCTGACCGCCTCCTATGCAACCGGCATCGGCGCGGCGGCGTGGCTGCACGGGCCCCATGCGCCCTGGGTCATTCTCGCCGTGTTCGCGGGCTCGGGCATCGCCGGCGTCCTCGGCGAGACGCTTTGGCGACGGTCGTGGTCGGGCTGCGCTTCCGGCCTGATCCGGCAGGATTGAGGCTGCCCGTCTTCGGCTGCCGCATGGTTTGACGGTCGAGTCTGCGCCCGTCGCCGGCGGCGCCCGCGCGGCCCGAGTGTTGCGCGAGAGACTCACACGTCTGAGATTGCCGCGAGGCGGGCGTTTGACCATTGGCAGAATCGGTGAAACGCGCTATCGGATTGCTACCATCGAGAGAGTTGCGCCCGGGACGGATCGACCGCCCGGGCGCTGTCGTTCAAGCGGTCCGCTCCGGCGACGCTGAGGCGGAGCCGACTCCCGCCACAACCCGAGCCAGCATCATGCCCTGTCAGTGCGCCGAACGGCGCAAGGCGCTCATCGCCGCCGCCATCGCCATTGCCGAAGGCCGCGGCGGCGACGCCAAGGCCGAGCTCGAACGCGCCACGCGCTCGGTGGCCGAAGACCTCGAGGCCGCGCGGGCCTACGCCATCGCCCGGGCGCGCGCGCTCGCCCGCCGCACCGCCAGGGGGACGTGATGGGGGACGCGCCTGCTGGCGGAAAAGGCTCGTCTCCGAGACGCTCCTTCGACGGCCGCAGCCGGTATCGCGTCGCCATCAGCCGCGAGCGGGCCGTCGCCATGTCTGCGACGACCGCGAAGGGCTACCGCGGCGCGTTCGGCGTGTCAGGTGGACCTGGGCAGGGGCCTGGATCGTTCGGCTTCGATCTGCGGGCCGACAAGATCGTCTATGCCGACGTGACGATGGCGCAGGCGCGCCGGCTGCACCGAGATCGCCTGCTGGCGTACGGTGCGGGCGGCATGACATTCGCGTCGGAGCGTCATCCGCGCAAGGCGGCGTATGCTTATGATGCGCCCGGCATCGTCGTCGACCTCACCGACATGGAGCGGCTTGCCAAGGGGTTCATTGGCATCTCGACGCGGCTCACCAAGGGCCGGCTCGTGATCTCGCGATCCATCAACCACGGTCTCATGACGCTGCGCACGGGGCTCAGGCGCGACGTGTCGCAATGGACCGGTCTTAGGGCGCAGCGGAAGATTCACCAGAGCTTCAAGATTTTGCCGGCCAAGCCGGAGTTTCTGGTCGGTGTGCTCAGTGTCCAGAGCGGTCACACCACGATTACACGCGAGTACTACGGTGCGACCTGGAGCCGCCGTAACCCTGGCGCGACCCATGCGGCCTGGAACAAGCCTCAGCTGGCCGTGCGGACCTTCATGTTGCCCGGACGCAAGCCCGTCTTTCGACGCGTCAAGCCAACGGACAAATCACGCAAGAAAGTCATGCCGATCTGGGGACCGAACCTCGCCCGGGAGGTCGAGCGGCATCAGGCCGAGGTCCAGGCCAAGGTGTCGGCAGCCGGCGCCGTCGTCGCCCGCGAGGCGGCCCGCCTGATGGCGGTCGAGATCGCCAGGGCCCGCTGACCCAAGAGTTCGCACCCGCCCATTTCTGCGGGTCCCTCTCCGCCGGCGCGGCCGCCGCGGCCGACGCTGCGCGCCGAATTTGGGTAGAGGCGGCTGTGGAAAATGCGTTGCAAGTCAAGGTGTTGAAAAGATCAAAAAGGCGAGTCGTTGTGCAGGCATATGAGTGACACGCGCAAGACCTTCGTCAGTCGTCGGAAGGTCGCCGAGGCCCTTGGCATCAGCCGCCAGCGGCTCGAGAAGCTGATCCGCGAGGGCCGCATCGACGAGACGCCCGCCGGCATCGATCTCGAGAAGGCCAAGGCCCAGTATGAGGCGAGCCTCGATGCCGGCCGACGGGCCGCCTACGATGCCGGCCGCACCGGCGACCTCGCCGCCGTCCCCGGCCAGGGCCCGGTCGTGAGTTTTGCCGAGGCCCGCACCCGCAAAGAGCTCGCGCACGCCGACCGCGCCGAGCTCGACTACAAGATCAAGGCCGGCCTCTACATCCTGCGCGATGAAGTGCGCGCCCGCGAATTCGAGATCGCGCGCAAGCTGCGCGACCGCATCCTTGGCCTCCCCGCCCGCATCGCCAACTTCGTTCCCGCAGAGGCCATGACCGTCATCGTCGATGAGTGCGAGGCGCTTATCCGCGAGCTACAGGACGACGCGGCCGCGATCGCCGAGACGACGCCCATCCCATGACCGCCCGGAGCGTGACGAAACTCACAGCCGCCACCGGAGGGGCGCCGAGCGGCTGGCACATGGGCCTCGAGCTGCCGCCGCGCCAGACAATCTCGCAGTGGGCCGACGCCAAGCGCCAGATCGCGCGCGGCACCGGCCCGGAGCCCGGACGCTGGCGCACCGACCGCACGCCCTACCTGCGCGAGCCCATGGACGCGCCCGCCGACCCCGACATCGAGATCGTCGTGCTCAAAATGTCGAGCCAGGTCGGCAAGACGGAAGTCCTCATCAACGCGCTCGGCTACTACATCGACCAGGACCCGGCGCCGCAGATGCTGGTGCTGCCGACGCTCGAGCTCGCCGAGAGCTTCTCAACGAAGCGCTTCGTGCCGACGTGCGAGGCAACTCCGGCGCTCGCCGAGCGCATCGGCCGGCAGGCGCGCACGTCGGCCAACACGATCCTCGAGAAGGCCTATCCCGGCGGCGACGTCGTGTTCGCCGGCGCCAACTCGCCGGCCTCGCTCGCGTCCAGGCCGCGCCGGATCGTCATGTTCGACGAGATCGACAAGTACAAGGCCAACATCGGCGCCGACGGCGATCCGATCAAGCAGGGGTTTCAGCGCGCGCAGAACTTCTGGAACCGCAAGAAGATCCTCGCCTCGACGCCGACGCTCGAGGGCTTCATCCACATCGAGGACTGGTTCCGCCGCTCCGATCAACGCCACTTCGAGGTTCCCTGCCACGCCTGCGGCGCCTTCCAGGCGCTTGAATGGGAGCAGGTGCGCTGGACGCGCGGCGATCCCGCCACGGCGCGCTATCACTGCCCGGAGTGCGACGCCGCCTGGGATCAGCGGCAGGTGCAGCTCGCGGTCCGTCACGGCCACTGGCGCCCGCGCGCCCAGTTCAACGGCATCGCCGGCTTCTATTGCTGGGCGATCTACTCGCCATGGGTGACCATGGCGGAGCTCGCCGCCGAATGGGAAGAGGTCGAAGGCAAGCCCGCCGAGGAGCAGACCTTCATCAACCTGAAGCTCGGGCGCACCTACAATCCGACCAAGGGACCGAGGACGACGCCGGAGGAGCTCTATCAGCGCCGCGAGGATTACGGACCCCAGGCCGACGGCTCCTACACGGTGCCCGACGGCGTGCTGCTCATCACGGCGCACGTCGACGTGCAGCACGACCGCTGGGAAGCGCAGTATCTCGGCTGGGGCGCCGAAGACGTGAAGTGGGTGCTCGACTACGCGCGCCATTACGCCGACACCTCGGTCGTGCAGAACTGGCGGGCGATGGAAGCGCAGCTGCTCACCCGCACGTTCCGCCATCCGACCGGGCACACGCTCCACCTCGAGGCGGTCGCGATCGACGCCGGCTACCAGCAGCAGCTCGTGCTCGAGTTCGTGCGCGAGGCGAGGGCCGCCTTCAAGCCCTACTACGCTGTGCGCGGGGTCGCGGGCGAAGGCAAGCCGATCATCCGCCAGTCGGACGAGCGCTTCAAGTTCGGGGCGAAACTCCATCTCGTCGGCGTCGACGACGGCAAGACGCTGCTCTTCCAGGAGCTCGCGGCCAAGCCCGATCCCGACATTCCCGGCTCGCACTACCGGGTGCATTTTCCCCGCCATCTCGAGCCCGACTACTTCGAACAGCTGGTCGGCTCCGAGCGGCTCAAGGTCGAGTTCGTCGGCGGCTGGCCGAAGCGCCGATGGGTGCCGGTGGCGGGCCGGCGCAACGAGGCGCTCGACACCTTCGTCGGCGCGATGGCGGCGCGCTATGCGCTCTCGATCGACTACGAGGCGCGCCGGCGGCAGCTCCTCGGCGAGGTCGCCGTGCGCTCGCTCGCCGATCTCGCCGACGCCTTCCAGAGGTGATGCCCATGGCCGACCGCAAACGCAAGGACACGCTGACCCGGCTCGGCGAGGGCGGTCTGCTCGCCGGCGCCGGCTTCGGCCTCATGAGGGCCGGCGAGGCGGTCGAGCGGGTGAGCCGCACGGGCGGCCAGCTCGTCGGCCGCGCCGGCGCGCTCGCCGTGGCGGCGGGCGCGGCGCATGCCGTCAATCTCTTCGGCGGCAGCGCCAAGGCCGAGGAGAGGGCGGCGGCGCCCGCGGCGCCCTCCGTCCCGGAGCTCATCGCGCGCAACGTCAATTCCGAAGCCGCGGCGACCCCCGCCTCGGGCCTCATGAAGGCCGCCGAAGTCGGGCTTTCGACCTACGCGAGCGTCACGGCGGCGCAGATCCTCGCCAATCCGGCGGCGCGCGCCGCCGCCTCGACGCTCACCAAGGCGCTCGTGCCCGTGACCGTGGGGCTTGCCGCCTACCAGGGCATCCAGGGCTTCCAGCAGGACGGGCTCAAGGGGGCGGCGACGGGCGTGCTCGACAGCCTGACCGGCGGCGGCTTCTCCATGGCCGTGGCGGCGGTCGGCCGGCTGTCCGGCACACCGGATGTGACGCCAGCGCCCGCCGGCGCGGCCGAGCGGCTCGCCGTCGCGCGCGCTGCGGCCGACCGCGTCGCGGGCGAGATGGGCACGACCACGACCTTGAACCAGGGATCGGCGCGCACGGCCGCGGCCGAGGTCGAAAGCGACGGCATGACCGAGGACTACACGCGGCGCCAGAACGGCCGCATCGTGCGCGTCTCGGGCTACCAGACGCCGTCGCGGTAGGGCGTGGGACTTGGCGCGCAAGGCTCACGCCAGGGCGGGCTCGGTCGCCGACTTTCCGGCGCGTCTTTTGGCACGGGAGTGGTTGGCGTAGGTATTCCAGGTCGGAGCGTAGTTGTCGGCTTGATCACCCCAAGCGATCCAGCCCTTGCGCGCCCCGCGCGCGAAGAGCTCCAAGAACGGGGCGTGACTGCAGGCCTCGATGATGTCGTAGAGCTCGTCGGGTTTGCGCGAATGCTCACGCTTCATGGTCTTGATGATGTTGACTTGGCGTCGGCCAGCCTCGCGAGTCCGCGCGTTCTTGCCTTTCACGCCGAACAGCACAAGCTCCGTCGTATTGCGGAAGTAGAAGCCGACGCCGCGCCCATCCGGGCCGCCGTCCCTCCGGACCTTGTGCCAGACGATGTTGGTCTTGTAGGCGAAGCCCCACGCCTTCATGACCTCTAAGCCTTCGGGCAGTAATGCATTCGGCACCCAAAGATAGAGATGGGCCACGTCGGCAGTGTGCTCGGCGACGGGGAGTGCGAGAATATCGGCGAGCGTCAGGGTGCCGTAGCGGGACAGGCGCTTGTGTTCTGGGGCCATCTTGCCCGTGCGGTTCTGGAATTGCCACGGCGGATCGGCCAGGATGGTGCCGAAGCGTTGCCCCTTGAGATGGGCGAGTAGATCGTCTCGAACAGTCATGGCTGGGTCCAATCTGTCATAACGCGCGGTGTGATTCCGAAGACCAGTACGGGGCATCCACCGTTCCGTCCGGCGTTGAGGCGAAACAACAACTTGCCCATCCAGGTCGTCGAGGCGCCGAATTTCTTCTTGACGTCATCGCCCATCACGTCAAAGACGCGGTTGAGAGATGCGCCGCGTGTCAGGAGAATGCCCGCGCTGATCAGGCTGCAATCATAGAAGGTGCGAAAGGCATAGAGATCGCGGTCGAACGTCTGATCCTTGCTGTTCCATTCCATGTCGAACGCGACCCGATTCTTCACAAAATCGACCTTATGTCCGTCGACAAAGTTTGGAATGTCAACGGTGATCCGCTCCTTCTGACTCTCGTACCGGACGTTTCCTGTTTTGCTCCTTCGCTCGACCTTGCGCCGGATCTCCTTGATCACCGCCAAGTCCGCCGAGATTCTAGTCTCGTGCCAGTCGAGAGGCCGCAGCAACGCCGTCATGCGCTTGACAATATCGCTCTCGTTTCCGCCAGCGGCCTGGATGTCGGCTCGCGTGAGGCGGAAGGCGCGAAGCGCATCTGCAATCTCTCGAAACTCATTCGGGTGACTGTTCCAAAGAATGCTGGCGGCATGCCGATAGCTGTGAACCTCGTAGAGGTCGCGCAAATCCTGCGGCACGAAACGTGCTAGTTCGTCGAGCGCATCCGCGCCAGTGCTCGGCGCCGTGGCGACGTCCGCGCGGTCGTCGTCATTCTCTTCGTGGTCGTCGTTGGCCATGGGGTGCACGTTTGGCAGCAAACAGGCGTATCGTAATAGATTCGCGTCGGTTGTATCTCGTTCCTTGCCCTTATCCGCTACGCATATTTGGTTTGTGGCCGCAGAGCCGCACAATTCGCGCAGCTAAAGGACAGTCATGCCCGCCCCCGACTGCCAGAGCGAGCTTCAGAAGCTCTATGCCGCCATCCTGGCGCTCAACACCGGTGAGCAGGTGACCTCGATCTCGTTCGGCGAGCGCGCGGTCTCCTATGCGCCGGGGCAGCTGCCGCAACTCCTCGCGCTCTACCGAACCTTCTGGCGCGCGTGCGGCCGCGAGGCCGGCTATCCGGACCTCTCGGCCGGCCATGACGCCGAGCGCGGGCCGCCGGCCACGTTCCGCATGCTCTGACGCGGCGGATGCCGCAACACCCCCTCGTCAAGGACGCTCGAGGCAGATATGGTCACGCCTCGAGGTCGCCATGAAGTATCGCTTCAGCATTGCCGGCAGCTTCAGCCCGACAACGCTGCCGATGGCGCGGCTCGGGGCTTACGTGGTCGCGCTCGCACGATTGCTCGGGGAGCCCCAGGACGTGCATTTCCTGGGCGTCGAAGCCGGATCGACCGTTCTTGTTGCGACCATCGATCCGCCGGCCGAGAACAAGGTGCGCGAGCGGGTGATCGCCGTCCGGGACGGCGGCGGTCCGAGCGAGGCGCGGAAGGCGTATGCCGAGATCGACGACCTGCTGCGGGAGGACGGCGCATCCGGTGCGCTGCAGGATGACGCTGCAACCGTTGTCATCCCCTTTCCGGGTCGCAACCGCCCTGAGCCGCTCGTCTATGGGCCGTTCCGTGAGGCGGGTACGATTGACGGGCAGCTCATTCGCGTCGGCGGAAAGGACGAGACCGTCCCGGTGCACCTGCGCGATGGCGCCGTCATCCACACGGGCCTCAACTGCACCCCCGAGATTGCGCGCAGAATTGCGTCCCATCTTTATGGGCGGCAGCTGCGGGTCCATGGCGTCGGCACGTGGTTTCGCACGGGCGACGGCGTGTGGGAGCTGCGAAGCTTCAGGATCAGCGATTTTGAGGTCTTGGATGAGGCACCCCTGACCGAGGTCGTCGACAGGCTGCGCCGGGTGCAGGGAAGCGAGTGGGGCGCGGTTCAGGACCCAGTGCGCACCCTGCTCAAAGAGCGTCATGGCGAAGAGGGGGCGCATTGATCGTCGCGTTCGATGCCAGCATCCTGATCTACGTCATCGACGCGCACGCCAAGCCGCCGACAGACCCTGCCACGGGCCATCCGGTCGAGCACTGCCGGGAACGGGTGGCCCATCTGTTCGAAGTTCTCGAGCAGCAGAACGCCAAGATCGTCATTCCAACGCCCGCGCTTGCTGAAGTCCTGGTTCGCGCCGTCAAGGCAGGTGCGGAATTCCTTCGCATCCTCTCGTCGAGCAAGTGCTTCCGGGTTGCATCGTTCGACGAGCGGGCGGCCATCGAGTTCGCGGCCTCACAGGCGAAACGGATCGCCGACGGCGAGCGGGCGCCGGCGGTAACGAGAGCGAAGGCCAAGTTCGACGACCAGATCGTCGCGATCACCGTCGTCGAGGGTGCAACGACCCTCTACTCCGACGACGAGGATATCGCGAAGCTCGCGGCGGGACGCTTGCGCGTCGCACCGATCGCAAGCCTGCCGCTGCCGCCCGAGTCGGAACAGCCCGAGCTGCCGTTTCCCGCAAACGATCAGGACGATTGAAGGCCGAGCGCGGGCCGCCGGCCACGTTCCGCATGCTCTGACGGCGCCGCCAAACCAACCGGCGCGCCGGAAGCCGCCCGCGCCGCCCCTCGCAAAGGACCGCCATGCCCTCCCGCTCGCTCGTCGGCCTGCCGCGCGATCCCTTCTCCGCGGCCTACGAGAACGCCGTCCAAGCACTTGCCGAGCAGACGAGCTATCGTGATGCTGCGGCCGGCGGCGGCGGTGAGATCGCGCTCTGGCGGCCGCCGCTCGCATCGGCCGACGTCTCGGTGCTGCGCGATGCCAGGATGGTGCGCGCGCGCGCCCGCGACCTCGTGCGCAACAACCCGATCGCCAAGAACGCGGTCCGCATGAACCGCGACGCGGTCTCGGGCTCGGGCCTCAAGCTCGCGCTCGCGATCGACTGGCGCACGCTTGGTCTTTCCGACATCGAGGCGGCCGCCGAGTGGCAGGATCACGTCACGCGGCTCTGGGAGGCCTACGCCGAGGGCGTCGACTGCGCGGCCGACGCGCGCCGGCTGCGCACCTTCTCGCAGCTCTTCATGCTCGCCGACCAGACCGACTACGTCGACGGCGAGTGCCTCGCCGTCATTGAGATGAAGCCGTCGGCGCTCGGCTATCAGACCTGCCTCAACCTGATCGACATCGACCGGCTCGAGAACCCGAACGGGCGGTTCGACGACGAGCGCCTGCGCGCCGGCATTGAGCGCGACGTCTACGGCGAGCCCGTCGCCTATCACATCCGCGAAGGGCACCCGTCGGACGTGGCGAGCCTCAAAGGCCTCGCTTGGAAACGGGTCGAGCGCCAGACGCCCTGGGGCCGGCCGATCGTGCTCCACTCCTTCGAGCACCAGCGGCCGGAGATGACGCGCGGCATCTCCGAGTTCGCCTCGGCGATCGTGCCGATGAAGATGCTCTCCAAGTATACCGAGACCGAGCTCCAGTCGGCGATCGCGCAGGCGGGCTACGCCGCCGTCATCAAGACCGAGCTCGACTGGGCGAGCGCCATGGCCGTGATCGGTGCCCAGGCCAAGAGCATGGGCACCGGCAACCCGCTCTCCGACATCGTCTCGGCGCACACGCTCGCCGCCGCCGACTACGCGAAGAAGCGCGAGATCCGCTACCAGGGCGTCGACATCCCGCACCTCCTTCCCAACGAGTCGCTCGAGGTGATCCGGCCGTCGCACCCGAACTCGGTGTTCGCCGACTTCGAGAACGCCTTCATCCGCCAGCTCGCCGCCGGCCTCGGCGTCGAGGCGCACGAGCTCGGCAAGAACTACCGCGAGGTCAACTACTCCTCGGCGCGCGCCGCGCTGCTCGCCGTCTGGCGCACGTATCTGACGCGCCGGCACCGGCTCGTCGCGCAGATCGCCATGCCGTTCTTCGGCGCCTGGCTCGAGGAGGCGGTGGCACTCGGCGCCGTGCCGCTGCCGAAGGGCGTGCCGTCGTTCCAGGCCGCCAGGCCCTACCTCGTGCGCGGCACCTTCATCGCCTGGGGCAAGCCGATGATCGATCCCCTGAAAGAGCGCCAGGGCCAGCAGCTCGGCGTGCAGATGGGCGTCGAGACGCTCGAGGAGATCGCCGCCGACGCCGGCCGCAACTGGCGCGACCTCGCCGATCAGTCGGCCTACGAGCGCGCCTACTACCGGAAGCTCGGCCTGCCGCATCCCTCCGACCTGCTGGCGCCGCCCGCTGCCACGCCGGCGGATGACCCCATCGACGAGGCCGCATGACGCCCTTCGCCCATCTTCTCGCGCGCATCGCCGACCGGCCGCTCCTCATCTTGCCCGACAAGCTTGCCGTCATCCTGGGCGGCCTTGGCGCGCGGCTCGGGCTCGATGCCGGCGCGCTCGGCCTCGATCTCGCCGAGATGAACCGCTTCGTCGGTCGGCGCTCGGAAAAGGGCGGCTACCGCATCACCGAGGACGGCATCGCCGTCGTCTCGATCCTCGGCACGCTCGTCAACCGCGGTGCCTTCGTCGGCGCGCAATCGGGACTCACCAGCTACGAGGGCCTCCTCCATCAGCTCAAGACCGCCGCCGGCGACGACCGGGTGCGCGGGCTCCTGCTCGACATGGACACGCCCGGCGGCGAGGCCGCCGGCTGCTTCGAGGTGCCGGCGGCGATCCGCGCGGTGCGCGCCAGGAAGCCGGTCGTCGCCTTCGCCAACGACATGGCCTGCTCGGCGGGCTACGCGATCGCGTCCGCGGCCAACGAGATCTGGACGACCGAAACGGGGCTCGTGGGCTCGATCGGCGTCGTGCTGGTGCACATCGACCGCTCGCAGGCGATGGCGCTCGCGGGCTTGAAGCCCACCATCATCGCGGCCGGCCGGCGCAAGGTCGACGGCAATCCGTTCGAGCCGCTGCCGGCCCACGTCCGCGAGCGGCTCCAGGCCGAGGCCGACGCCATGCGCGAGACCTTCATCGCCGCCGTCCATGCCGGCCGGCCGCAGCTTTCGCCCGAGGCGATCCGCGCCACCGAGGCCGGCGTCTTCATGGGCGCGGAGGCGGTCGCGGCGGGCCTTGCCGACGGCATCGCCGCGTTCGATGACGCGCTCGCCCGCCTCAACCGCCTCGCCGGCCCGCGCCGGCCCCAGACGTCACCCGCGTCCCCCAAACCCCAAAAGGAGACAACCCGCATGACCACGACCGCGCCCGAGGCGCCGGCCGCCGATCACGCGCAGCTCGAGGCGGCCCATCTCCGCGGTCGCGCCGAGGGCGAAAAGGCCGGCCGCGCCGCCGAACGGAACCGCATCGCCGCCATCCTTGGCCACCCGGAGGCCAAGGGCCGCGAGGAACAGGCCCAGGTGCTGGCGCTCGAGACCGAGATGGCGCCTGAGGATGCGGCAAAGGTGCTCGCCAAGGCGCCCCGGGCCGAGGCGAAGGCCGCCGCCGCCGCGTTCTACCGCGCCGTCGCCGCCTCGGGCGGCGACCCGAAAGTCCGGGCGGAGGACGCCGAGGCATCGACCGGCGCCCAGAAATCCTCGCTCGTCGCCGCGATGCAGGCGCGCTTCAAGAAGGGAGTCTGATCCATGGTCGCACCGTTGCGCATCACCTCGACCAGCGAGCCGGCGGCCGTCTCCGACGTGCTCAAGTACGAGCTCGGCACCTACTGCCGCGAGGTTGGCACCGTCGTCGCCGGTACCGCCGCCTTCGAGCTCGGCATGGTACTGGGCCAGATCACCAAGGGCTCCGCCACATCGGCCGTCAAGTCCGGCGGCAACACCGGCAACGGCACGCTGACGCTCGACGGCACGAGTCCCGTCAGAGCCGGCGCCAAGGTCGGCGTCTACACCGTGCGCTGCATCGCCACCGCCGCCAACAACGGCACCTTCCGCGTCACCGACCCCGACGGCTTCGTGATCGGCGACGTTGTCATGGCGTCGGGCACCGGCGCCTTCGACAACGACATCAAGTTCACGCTCGCCGACGGATCGACCGATTTCGCGCTTGGCGACGGCTTCGACGTGACGGTTGCCGCCGGCTCAGGCAAATGGGCGCCGGTCAATCCGACCGCGACGGACGGCCGCGAGGTGGCACGGGCCGTCGCGCTGCAGCCCGTCGACGCCTCGGCGGGCGACGTCACGAACGTCGTGCTGCTGGTGCGCGGGCCGGCCGAGGTCTCGAGTCTCGGGCTCAAGTGGCATTCCTCGGTCTCGACGAGCCAGCTCAAGCAGGCGGCGATGGCCCAGCTCGCGGCCGCCGGCATCATCGTGCGCCAGGGCGCCTGACCAGCAATCGAGGACTTCCCCATGGAACTGATCGCAGACGCCTTCCTCAATCGCGAGTGGTCGGCCGCCGAGCTGACCGAGGCGATGAACATCATCCCGAACAACTACGGGCTCGTCACCCAGCTCGGGATCTTCCCCGAGCCCGTGGCGCTCGGGACCACTTACGTCTCGATCGAGCGGCAAAACTGGTCGCTCAATCTCCTGCCGATGACGACGCGCGGCGCGCCCGGAACGCGCGGCTCGGTCGGAAAACGCGACCGCATCACCTTCGAGATCCCGCAAGTTACGCACGAGGACGCGGTCACCGTCGCCGACATCCAGAACCTCGCCTACTTCAACCGCATGATGCCGAAGATGGTCGAGGACAAGGTGAACGAGAAGCTCGTCACCATGGCGATGAAGCACCAGATCACGCACGAGTGGTATCGGGTGAACGCGCTGCAGGGCAAGATTCTCGACGCCGACGGCACGGTGGTCGTCAACTACTTCACGGCCTTCGGCATCACCCAGAAGGTCGCCGCCTTCGATTTCGCAGGCAGCCCCAACGTCGCCCGCAAGCTGCGCGCCATCAAGCGCGCCTTCGAGAACGACGCGCGCGGCGAGACGATGACGGGGGTGGCGTGCATCGCGTCCCCTGAGTTCATGGAATCGATGTTCGCCGACACCGAGGTCAAGAAGGTGCACGATGCGGCGATGTCGGCGCACATGCTGATGGTCGCCATGAACCCGACCTTGAAGGACCGCCGCTTCTCCTTCACCTACCAGGACGTCACCTTCATCGAGTACTCGGGCTCGGCGAACGCGGTCGACGCCACCGGCACCTACACGAACCGGCGGTTCGTGCCGGCGGGCGAGGCGATCTTCTTTCCGCTCGGCACCACCGAGTCGGCCCGCCAGTACGTGGCGCCGGGCGACTTCCTCGAGGCCGCCAACCTGCCGGGCCGGCTCTACTACGCCAAGCAGGAGCCGATGAAGCACGGCCGCGGCCTCGAGTTCCTGACGCAGTCGAACCTGCTCGTCATGTGGCGCCGGCCCGATCTCCTCTGTCGCGGCGTCTCCGGCAACTCCGGCGATACGGTCGGCTGAGGCCGGTGAGGCCGCGCCGCGACCGTCCCTACCGGAGCCGGTCGCGGCGCTGAAATGCTTAGAGGTTTCATGAGCACGCTCTCGATTCACGTGGCGACGCCGTTTGAAGGCGTGCCGGATGCGCGCGGCGACAAGCGCATCTATGCCGCCGGCTGGGTCGGCGAGACCGACGAGGAGACGGCGGGCTTTGCCGTCGCCATGGGCTTTGCCGCCCCCGTCGGCGACTGGCCGCAGGCGGCCTTGGCCGGCGTCGCCACCCTCGCCCACCTCATCGCCGAGTTCCGCGCCCGCGGCATCGAGCCGACGCAGCGCGACGTCTATCGGGCGGTCGATGTCATGGCGCGGGAGGCCGCGCGCGATGCCCGATCCGCCGCATCAGATTCCGCGGCTGCAGCTCCCGCGGCCGCGGCGACCTCAGCCGCCGCCGCGGCCGGCGCCGCCCGTGCCCCGCGCAGGCGCCGCTGATGGTCTCGCTCTGGGCCGGCCTCGAGGACCGGCTGTCGGATGCCATCGACCAGGTCTTCGGCGAGACCTTCGTGCATCTCCCCATGCGGTCTCAGACGCCCCTGTCGCGCCGGGAGGCCGATCCCGAGCGCGCGTCGGCGCCGTTTCAGGCAGTGATCGACGACCGCAATCCGGGCTCGTCCTCGTTCGCGCGGCTCGGCTCGCGCACCGGCGGCATCGCCGGCGAACATGGCGCGCCGCAGTTCACCGCCTCGAATCCGATGCTCTTCCTCGAGGAGCGGCGGCTGCCGGGCGGCCTGCCACGCCGGCTCGACCGCATCCGCCGGCAGGCGACCGGCGACGTTTACGAGGTCGCCGACGTTGCAAAGGACGGGCAGGGGCGCTGGAAGCTCACGCTCGTCAAGGTGGCGCGCGACTAGGAGCCTGACGATGGCGAGAAATCCGCAGCTCTGGCGCGAGCAGGAGGCGCGCAAGAAGGCCGAGGCCGAGGCCAAGGGGCGCGAGGCGGAGGCCTCCGCGCGCCGCGCCGAGGCCGAGGCGCAGGCCGCGCGCGCCCGCGCCGAGGCAGAGGCCGCCCGCGCTCGCGCCGAAGCCGAGGCGGCGAAGGCCAGGGCCGAGGCGGAGCTGCGCGCGCAGGAGCTCGCCAACGCGCGCGCGAGAGAGGAGCGGGAGGCAGCCGAGCGCCGCCAGGCGGCCGAGCGCGCCGAGGCGATCCGGCAGGAGAAGCTCGCGCGCGAGAACAATCCGGCCGAGAAGGCCTGGAAGATCTCAACCGCGCTCGCCGGCGCCGGCACCGGCGCCGTCGTTGGCCACAAGCTCGCCAATCGCATCGAGGCGCGGCAGACGGCGCTCAGGCAGGCGGCGGCGCCCGAGCTCGCTCGCCTCGCCAAGCAGGCGGCGCCGGCGCTCGCCAAGGCGCAGGCGGGCACGGCCAAGGCGCAGGCCGCCGCCGTCGCCAAGCTCGCCGGCGTCGTGACGGCCGCCGACAAGATGCGGCTTACCGCGACGCGCGGGCCGACGGGGCTCGCCATGGCCGGTCTCCTCCTCGCCGAGGGCGGCTTCGCCCGCTTCGTCCTGGCGCGCGAGGCTGAAAACCCCTACGCGCGCGATGCCTTGAACGCTGCCGGCACGGCGAGCCTCTTTGCGGCCACCGCCATGGTCGGCGAGCGGCTCGTCCAGAACGCGACGCCGGTGGCGGTCAAGGGCGCGGCCTCGCTCGCAACCATCGAGGAGGCGCGGCAGGTCGTGCAGCGCGCCGCGCCGGGCCTCATGAAGGTGCCGACCGTCGCCGAGCGCATCAAGGCGGCGATCGCCGCGGCGCCGAAGTCGCGCGCCGCCGCCGCCGTCGCGGCGGTCGCCGCCGTCAACGCCGGCCTCTATCAGCTCGTCGCCGGGGGCAAGACGCAGGCGTCCGCCGGCGCAGCGGCACAGCCTCCCTCAGGCGGGCCGCAGGCGCCGCAAGGGTCTTCGCCGCTCGAGATCGCGCGGGCGGCGGCCGGGCGCACGGCCGACGAAATGGCGGCGCGCCAGACCATCGGGACGCGCGCCGACGGCGCCCCGCCGGGTCTCGACTCGGACGGCTTCACGGAGGCCTACACGCGCCAGCAGAACGGCCGCACGGTGCACGTCCAGGGGTACCGGACGCCGAAGTGAGGAGGCGCCATGATCGAGCGCACCGCGCTCAGACTCGCCACCGTCATGGCGCTCGCCAACGGCTTTGCCGCGCCCTGGCCGACCATGGCGCAGGGGCGGGTCTTCGATTCCCGCTTCGATCCCCTGCAGGCGGTCGACCTCAAGGAGCCGGACGAGCTCTTGCCGACGATCCTGGTCGCCACCGACGATGATCGCGGCAAGTCGCTTTCGGAAAACAACGGCGGGCCGCCCTTCGAGCACGAGGTGACGCTCGCGCTCGAGCTCTCGGTCGGCATGGTGGGCGAAAGCGAGGAGAGCGAGCTCTTCCTCGGCATGCCGCAGTCCGAGCCTGAGCTTGAGGCGATGCTCGATCTCTTCGAGCGGCAGGTCAAGGCCGCGCTCGTCAATCCGGTGGCGCCCTGGACCGAGCGCTTCCAGCGGGTGGCGCGGCGCATCACCGGATGGTCGTCGGAGCGCTTCGTCGAGCGCGATTCGAACGTCCGGCTGGCGGCGCGGAAGATCTCGGCAACGGTGCTCCTGCCGCTTGAGGACCTCGTGCCGCTCAGCTCCGACCCGCCGGCGGCCGTCATCCCGGAGCCGCTCGGCTCGCTGCTTGCGGCGATCGCCGCCTCGAGCTCGCCCTACGCGCCGGCCGCCGGCCAGCTCGCTGCCATGCTGCTCGCCGCCGGCGCCGGCGCTACGGTCACGATCCCGAAACTCGAGCGCGTGCGCTTCATCGAGGCGAACCAGGCTGAACGGAACGGCGCCGGCACGCCGAAAGGCCCGCGCCCCGACGGCGTCGCCGAGGTGGTGCTGCCGGTGTCCTAGCCGGCGCTCCTCAGAAGCCGTGCCTCGACGTGCTCAAGCACGCTCGCGATGAGCCGGTCGCCGGCCGCGCTGAGCTCGCGATCGCCGGACGACTCGAAGGCCCGCCGCCAGAGCGCCAGGTCGGCGTGGAGCAGCGCGAGGCCGTTGCGGCCCGCCCGGTTGGCGTCGAGATAGCGCTCGCCGAGGAGGAGCGCGACGAGGCTTTCGAGCACGGCAAGCCGCGCCTTGAGCGCCGCGATCTCCGCTTCGGTCATGGGGACCTCCTCGCGGGCAAGTTGCACGCGCGGCGCAGTCAACCGCGCCGGGTGCCATGCCGTCAATTCGCCTTTTCCTATCGTCGTAAACCCCTGGGAGCTCCGTTCGCCATGTCGACCATCGTCGTGAAGCCCGCCGAGGGCCTTCTCGTGCGCAATCCCGACCGCGGCTTCCGCCCGCTCGAGGCCGCCGGCGAGGCGGTGCCCCTCACCGAGTACTGGCTGCGCCGGCTGCGCGACGGCGACGTCGTCCGGGTCGCGCCCGAGACGAAGCCGAAGACCTCCAAGTGAAAGGACCCTGACCCATGGGCGTCATCTTCAACAACATTCCGGGCAACATCCGCGTGCCGCTCTTCTACGCCGAGTTCCAGCCCGGCGGCACGCCCTACCAGAGCCAGGCGCGCCTCCTCCTCGTCGGGCAGAAGCTCGCCGCGGGCACGGCGACGGCGGACGCGCCGATCCTGGTGCGCGACGGCCAGGAGAACGCGCTCTTCGGTGTGGGCTCCATGCTGGCGCAGATGGTGCGCATGGCGCGGCGCAACGCGCCGCTGCAAGAGATCTGGGCGCTGCCCGTCGCCGATCTCGGCGGCGGCACGCAGGCCACGGGTTCGTTCACCATCTCAGGCGCCCCGGCGGCGACCGCCGGCGTGCTCACCGTCGCGATCGCCGGCGAGCGCGTGCGCGTCGGCGTGCTCACCTCCGACAGCAACAACACCATCGCAAGCAACCTCGCCGCCGCCATCAACGCGTTGCCCCATCTGCCGGTGACGGCGGCCGTCGATGGCAGCAATCCGGCCAAGGTCAACGTCACCGCCCGGCACAAGGGCACGCTCGGCAATGCGATCGAGCTCGCCGCCGCCTCGCTCACCGAGGACGGCCCCAATCCGGTCGCGGTCGCGGTTGCCGCCATGGCGTCAGGCTCGGGCGATCCGGACCTTGCGACCGCCTTCGCGGCGCTCGGCGACGATGAATACGACTGGATCGCCTCGCCCTACTCCGACACCACCAACCTCGGGCGCGCCTCCGATCTCCTGAACGACGTCTCCGGCCGCTGGAGCTACGCCAAGCAGATCTACGGCCACTACCTCACCGTCCATACCGGCACCGTCGCGGCGCTCTCGACGCTCGGCAATTCCCGCAACGACCAGCACGTCTCGATCTTCCCCTGCCGCCGCTTCCAGACGCCGCCGTGGGAGGTGGCGGCGGCCCTCGGCGCCGTCGCCGCCGTCCATCTCCAGGACGCGCCGGAGCTCTCGCGGCCCTTGCAGTCGCTCGAACTCCAGGGCGTCAAGGGGCCCAGGCTCGAGGCCGACCGGCTGACCAAGGCCGACCGGCAGACGCTCTACTTCGACGGCATTTCGGGCTACTACGTCGGGCGCGACGGGCGCGTGCGCATCGACCGGATCGTTACCACCTACCAGGCCAACGCCTGGGGGGATGCCGACTGGACCTATCTCGACGTCGAGACCATGGCGCAGGCGATGTACGGCATCCGCTACATCCGCGCGGCGGTGACGAGCGTGCACGGCCGGCAGGCGCTGGCGTCGACGAATCCGGGCGGACTGCCGCACATCGCGACGCCGACCGACATCCGCAACACGGTGATCCACGCCTACACCAAGCTCGTCGTCGAGGAGGGCGTGTTCGAGAACATCGACGCCTTCCGCGCGAGCCTCGTGGTCGAGCGGAGCGCCAGCGATCCCAACCGCATCGACGTCGGCATGAAGCTCGATCACGTCAACCAGCTGCGCATCGTCGCCGCAGCGGCGGTCAACTACATGCAGCTCGAGAACCGTCAGGCGGCGTGACGGCGACCTGAACCTGAGCGCCGGGCCGGACGGCGGCCGCACCGGCGCCGGCGGCCGGCTCCCTGCAAGGGAGTCGCCGGCGCCAAACAAAGGAGAACCGATCCATGGGCAACAACGTCGGCGGGCGTGTCGACATCCGCATCGGCGGCGAGGTCTATCATCCCGTCGCCGAGGTCAGCATCGAGCCGGTCAACGTCGAGGTCGAGGTGGTAGACAACCAGGACGGCACCATCGGCCGCTCGGTCAAGTCGCATCATTTCGCTTGCGAGCTCACCATCCGCGACGCCGCCGGCCTCGACCCGAACCGGCTGTTCGTCGAGAGCTTCGACTTCTCGATGGTCGAGCGCGAGATGGGCCGCTCGATCCTCCTGACCAACGCCTTCGCGGTCGGGCGGCCGAAGCGCAACACGGTCAACGGCGAGATCTCGGGCATCACCATCGTCTCGGCGCAGTATCAGGTGGTCTGATGCCGGGCGATGCGCACCCCAACCCTGACCGGCTGGAGGCCAGGCTCGAGCGGGTTCTGGACACCCTTGAGACGCTTGATCGGGCGCTCGCGCGCGAGGGGCGCTGGCGACGACCGAACCGGCCGGTCGCAAGGTCCGAGCGACCCCGGCGCGATCCCAATCGAACGCGACCGTCGCTGCGGCCGGCGGGACTCATCCGCCTTGCGAAAGTGTTTCGAGAGCGGATAAGAGCTGATGCGCGCTCGCTTGCGCCTCAGCGGCCAGAAGATCGGACACTGCCGGGTCTTCAGCCGGAAACGTCGCGTGCGCCAGGCTCCAGCGAATCCGGTCAAGGTCCGCGCGCACCTGAGCCGGTGACGCGCCGGTCGCTCGATTGAGCCGATCATAGAGATGAATGATGCGGTATTCGAGTGCGGTGAGCCGGCCTCGCAGGCGCAATTGCTCTTCGGTCATGGCGTCGATTCCTGTCGGGTTGGTTTGAGCAGGCAAACCCTATAGCGAGTCGGGCCAGGGCCCGACGCCGACCGGATCGCCGGCGCGTCGGGCCGCTTCACATCAGGCAAGGGGGAACGCATGTTCACACGAGGCAACGGCACTATCGTGCCGCCGCAGGCGGGCGTCGGGGCGGCGCGGCTCGCTGCCGAGCCGGTCATCGCCGCCCGCATCGAGCTCGCCCATCCGCTCTCAGGCCACGCCGGCGCGATCGGTGAGCTCGCCCTCAAGGTGCCGACCTTTGGTGACTTCATCGACTGCGGGCCGGTGCAGCGGCACGTCGCGCGCCACGTCGGGACACCCGACTTTGCCGTCGAGATCCGCGAGGACCAGGACGCGATGATGCGCTGGATGATCCGTCTCACGGGGCAGCCCGAGGCGATCCTGCGCCAGCTCTCGCCGCGGGATGCCTTCGCCATCCGGCGCGAGATCGCCCGCATGGTGGCGGAGTTCGAGCAGGGAAACTCCGGGAGCGCGCCGACGAGCTCGTCTTCGTGATCGGCGTCTCGCCGCTGCACGTCGAGCGCATGACCGCCGATCGTCTCGTCTACTGGCACGAGCGCGCCGTCGCGCATTACTCCGACCGCGACGCGGCGCTCGCCGCCGCCATCGACCGCAAGAGGCTTCGCTAGATGGCTACCATGCAGGCGACGGCCGTCATCACGGCCATCGACCGGGCGAGCCCCGTGTTTCAGCGCGTCGCGCTGGCGGCGCAGGCCGTCGCGCACAAGTACACGGCGCTTGCTTCGCGCATGGACGTCGCCGCCGGCGCGGTCAGAACTGCGGCGCAAAGCTTCGCGCTGCCTGCGGCTGCCGCCATGGGGGCGCTCATCGCCCGCACGCAGGAGTTCGAGCAGGCACTGGTCGGGGTCAGCGTTGCCAACATCGCCGACAACCTGAAGGACGGCATCGTCAATTACGAGGCGATTCATCGCATCACGCAGGAGACAAAGGAGGAGGCGTTCAAGCTATCGAAGGCGATGGCGCTCTCGCCCACCGGCTTCGTCAAGGCCGCCGAAGCGGCGCAGAAAATGGGCGCCTCGGCCGAGCAGGCGAGAACCCTGATGGAGATGTCCGGCGACGTCCACATCCAGGACCGGGCCATCAGCCAGGAGCGGGCCACCGAGTTTCTCGGCACCATGGGCAAGCTCTTCGGGGCGGAGAAAGCAGGCGCCGATTACAACGCCGAGATCATCAAGATCACGAACCAGTGGCTCGGCGTCGCCAACATGGCGCGCACCAGTGCTTCACGCATGGAAGAGGGCCTGCGTCAGTTCGCGCCGCTCTATGCGAGCTTCGGGGAGTCGTTCCTTGATACCGCGGCGCTGGTCGGCGCCGGCACCAATGCCGGTCTCGTCGACACGGAGACCGGCACGGCGCTCAAGTCGCTCGGCAACCGAATGCTCAACATGACGCACAAGGGCCGCGACGCGATGATCGTCTCCGGCCTCTGGGACGAAATCCAGAAAGCGGGTCTCATCGATCTCTCCGCGGCGACGGCGCGACAGGCGATGCTCAATTTGAAGCAGCTGTTCGCCGGGCGGATCAGCAAGAAGGCCGAGGGCCAGCTGCGCGGAATGCTCGAGCACGGCGAGCGCAACAAGCTGTTCATGGACGCCGGCTATCAGCAGCGGCTTTTCGCGCTCGTCAACCGGATCACCGGCGCCAAGGATGCCCCGACGATCGAGGCGAATCAGGAGAAGGTGATGACCGCCATCCTGACGGGCGGCGGCCGCGTGCAGATGTCGAAGATCATCGAGCTCATGGCCAAGATGCAGGCCGAGGGCCGGCTCACCGACGCCCAGCTCGGCCTGATCGGCGAGGGACGCCACATCTCCCGCTACAAGGCGCTGTTCAAAATGATCCCGGATTTCAACAAATTCCGGGCAGTACTGAAGGACATCAACCGCGAGTTCACCGACGCCGGCCGGCGGCTCTGGACGCTCTCGGATGCCGGGCAGTGGGCGGCGACCGTCGCCTCGGTCGATCGCGCCCTGATGCGGCTCCGCTCCTCGGAAGGCGTCAGGGCAACGATCCGAGCCTTCGAAAAGATCGCCTCGGCGATCGCGGAGGCGCCGCAGGGGCTCGTCGAGCTCGGCGGCAAGGCGCTGGCGGCGAGCGTCGGCATCGGCGCGCTCGGTCTCGCGCTCGGGGGCGTCGCCAGGTTCGCGGCACTCATTGCCGCAAGCCCGATCCTCAAGGCGCTGCTGATCGGCGGCGGCGCGCTGGCAACCGTTGGCAGCCCGCTCTTCATGGGTGTCGATCGGCTCGATCCGCGCGATCTGCCGATCAATCAGCTCTTCGGCTCGGGGGCACCGATCTGGACGACGATCGACCAGCTGCGGGGCGTGGGCAGTGAGCTCGCAGCCCTCTTCTCGGACATGGGGCACGGGGTTGGCCGCGTGGTGAGCGAGATCGCCCGGCTCTTCGGCGCCGATCCCGCCGGCTCGCCGCTCGTCATCGGCCTCACGACGCTCAACGCCACCATCGTCGGGATCGCCGCCGGCATCCGGCAGCTGCGCGAGTCGGGCTCCTGGCTCTTCAACCAAGGCGCTGCGGCCTGGGAGGGCCTCAAGCGCCTGAGCGCCGGGCCTGAGACCAACGCCGGCCGCTTCGCGGCGCCCGCCTTGCGCGATCTCGTCCCGCGGCTCGACGTGCAGGGCGAGGCCAAGGTCAAGGTCGAGAACGAAGTCCGAATCCGCATCGACGGCCCCGGCACCGTCGTCGACAGCCGGCCGGGGGTTGGCACCGCAACCGTGCCGCTCAACACGGGCAAGACCATGCCCGACACCGGGCCGTTCTGAGGTGGGCGGCACGGGCCGCCGGTGCGACCGATCGACCACGGCGAAAATTCGATACAATTGTCGCGCAAGTTGTAACCGCCCGTCAGGGGGTCTTAACGTATAAGGCGCGCTCGCAACCGGCACGCTCCCCCCAACCCCCAACCCGTGCCGGGCGAGAGAGGCTCATGAGCAAAATCCTGAAGCTGATCGTGCAGAAGCGGCTTGTCGCCAATGCCGATCAGACGCCGCGCATCTGTGTGCGCGTCAAGGCGGTCGTCCCGAAGCCGCTTGAAAACTTCCTGCTTGGCAACTTCGCCGAAGAGGTGCTCGCGCAAAAACCCGATGCGCAAGCGGACATGAGCGAGCATGCACTCGCCCAGTGTCAACCTCCGGTCAGGCCTCACCTGCAACGCTTCCTTGCGAACGGCGAGCCGGTAAAGCTGACGGTTTCATGCCTCGTGCTCGGCACGACCTACTGCGCGCGCTCGCTCCGGGAGGCCGTCGCCTTCGAGGCCTTCGCGCGCATCGCCGCGGCATGGCTCGACGTCCTCTGCGAGCACGCCGCCGAGTGCCTGCCGGAGACCGGTAACGACGTGCGCCACACCCCGAGGCCGCCCCGCCTCGTGGCGGTGCAAAAGCCGGCGGAGGCGTGAGCGGCATCGCGTTCCCGCGCTCGGCTCCAGACGAGTGCTGGGACGCGACCCCTGAAGCCGTCAGGTCTGCGACCCTGGCGGCTTCCCGTCCTTTGGTCTCGTTCACGAGTCGTAAACCGGCGCGCTGGATGATCCCTTCACAAGCGCGATGGCGGCGAGGCAATCGCTCTTGTTCCAGTAGCCTTCACCTGAATTGGCGAGCTTGCGGTTGTTCCCCGCCAGCAGGAACCAACGCCATTGGCGATTGACATCCTGATACACGTAGTAGGCCATGCAGGATTCTCCTTCTTCACACATGGCAACATCATCGATGCAGACGCATCTGTTCAGTTATCGCCACGACGGCGCCGAATGGGTTTTGGAGATCAAGGCATACGACGAGCAGGACGCGAGGGCGCGCCTATCGAGGCTCGCGTTCGCGTCCTATGACGGTGTCCTTGTTGCCAAAATGCCTGTCGCTCTCGGTCCCGTCGCACTCTTGGCGACATGGCTCAGAAACGCTGCGGTCGCACTATTGCCACGATTCGCTCGGCGCGAACATTGAGTCTGTCTCCACCGCAGGTAGCGCTCAGTCAGCTGCGTAGTCCGATCTTTCACGAGGCGGCCCATAGCGCAGCCGCCGCTGCCTGCCCCGAGATCCCATGACCTTCCGCGACTGGCCGAGGACGCTGCAGCCGGCGAGCTTCCGCGGCGCGCACTTCTACGTCGAGCGCGACGAGGTCGAGACCGGACGGCGGCTCGTCGTGCACCAGTTCCCGCTCGCCGAGGCGCCCTACGTCGAGGACCTCGGCCGCGAGGCGAACAAGATCACGGTGACGGCCTACGTCGTCTCGGACGCGGCCGACGCCGAGGCGGCCCTCCTCCGCGCCGCCTGCGAGACGCGCGGGCCGGGGCGGCTGGCGCTGCCCATGGAGACCTTCCTCGCGCACTGCGAGAGCGCGCAGCGTGCCTTCGCCAAGGACAAGCTCGGGCTCGTCGCTTTCACGCTCAAGTTCGTGCGCGACGGCGCGGACGCCGGCTTCGCGCTGCCGGTCGGCTTTCACGTCGCCGAGATCGGCGCGCGCGCGCTGGCGCTGGTCGCGGCCAACCGGCAGGCGCTGGGGCTCGGCCTCAAGACCGTCGGGTTCTCATCCGACGTCGCCGAAGCGGCGGCCCGCTCGGTGCGCGACGCTGCGGCGGCGATCGCCGAGGTGGCGGGCCGTGCGGGAATAGCGGGCGACTACGGTGCGCGCCTTGCGCGCGGGCTTGCCGACATCCGCCGCCAGGCCGCGGCGTTCGCGAAGCGCGGCGCGCCGGCGCCGGCGCTCACGCCGACGAGCTTTCGCGCCGCCCGTGCCGGGCCAGGCGCCCCCTGCCTCTGTGACGCGCTCCGGGGCGTGCTCGACGACCTCCGGCTCGGGCTCAGCCCCGCCGCGGGGGCTGCGGCGCTTGCCGAGCTCGTCCGCTACGAGGCGCCGGCGCCGGCCGTGCCACCGCGCTCGGCGCGCCGGCGGCAGATCGCGCGGAACGGCGAGGTGATCGCCCGGGCGCTGCGCCTCATTGCGCTCGCCGCATGGGCCGAGGCGGTCGCCGCGCGGGCCTTTCCCGACCGCCCGGCCGCGATCGCCGCGCGCGCCGAGGCGGGCGCGCTCGTCTCGGAGGCGCTCGAGCGGCTTGCGCCGGGGCCGGGGGCCGCCGAGCTCCACCGCGCGCTCCTCGATCTCGGCGGCCGGCTCGCGGGCCTCATCTCGGCGAAGATCGCCGACCTCGCGCCGGTGATCGTCGCCGAAAACCCGGCGCCGATGCCGGCGCTCTGGTGGGCCAACCGGCTCTACGGCGGCGCGGACATCGACATCGCGGCGCGCGCCGGCGAGCTCTGCCGCCGAAACCGCGCCTTTCACGCCGCGTTCCTGCCCTCCCGCCTCGAGGCGCTGGCGCGCTGAGGAACCATGCGCAACGTCGAGGTTGTCACCGTCGTCATCGCCGGACGGCGCTACGAGCGCTGGGAGCGCATGACCGTCGCGGCGGCGATCGACGAGGCGGTGCGCTCCTTCCAGATCGAGACGACCGAGCGGCCCGGCGAGTTCTTCGCCCCGCCCGGCACGCCGGTCGAGATCTTCGCCAACGGCGACCTGCTCGTTGCCGGCTACGTCAACGCCTACGAGGCCTCGGCCGAGGCCAAGAGCCACCGCATCCTGATCCGCGGCCGCTCCAAGGGGCAGGACTTCGTCGACTCCTCCGCCGAGCACGAGGAGGGCTTCTTCGAGGACAAGACGGCGGAAGAAATCGGGCAGGCGCTCAACAAGTGGGACATCGGCATCCGCGCCGAGGTGCCGCTCGATCCCATTCCTTATGCGCAGCTCAAACCCGGCGAGACCGCGTTCCAGATGCTCGAGCGCTATCTGCGCCCCGAGGGCGTCTCCATGATGGGGACCGCCGCCGGCGACATCCTCTTGACCAACGCCGAGGTCGCGCGCGCGCACTACGGCATCCTGATGGAGGGCCACACCATCAAGAGCTTCGACGTCTCGCTCACCGACGGCTCAAGGCATTCGCGCTACATCGTCAAGGGCCAGAGCCGCAAGGGCGGGCGCGGCGCGCGCTTCCGCATCCGGGCGGAGGCTGCCGACCGCGGCGTCAAGCGGCGCAGGACGCGCATCCTCGCCAATGAGACCGACACCGACGACCGCCGCGCGAGAAAGCGCGCCCAGCACGAGAAGGAGCGCGCCGCCGGCCGCTCGGTCATGGCCAACGTGACGACGCAGGGCTTCCGCGACTTCGCCGGCGCGCTCTTCGAGCCCAACCGGCTCATCTATGTACACGCGCCGGTGCTCATGCACCTCGTGCAGACCATGCTCATTCAGCGCGTCGAGTGGACGCAGGACAGCAAGGCGGGCTCCGAAGCCCGGCTCCAGCTCGTCGACCCGCGCGCCTTCAAGGGGCGCGGCGGCAAGGGCGACGCGCCGGGGGCGCCTGAGAGCGACGAGGTCTCGGACCCGGCCTGGACGGAGGGCTACTGATGCGCGGCTACTGGCAGGCCGATCAGAACTCGGCGCGGCTCGCCACGCGCCGGATCGAGCTCGAGGCGGTCTTCGACGACGGCGAGTTCCAGGAGGCGACCGCGCTCGGCTACGACTCCGAGCGCTTCAAGCGCGTGCACCGGGTGCAGGCCTTCGGGCTCTCCTCGCATCCGCCGAAGGGCTCGCACGGCATCGCGCTCGCCGCCAACGGGAGGCCCGACCAGACCGTGCTCATCGGCACAGAGCACGTCGACTTCAGGCCGCGCAACCTGCCGGAGGGCGCAACCAGGCTCTACGACAAGGACGGCACGTTCGTCTTCCTCGATGCTGACGGCAACCTCTTCGCCGAGACGCGCAAGAAGGCCGCGATCAAGGCCGGCGAGGAGGCGGTGATCGAGGCCCCGACCATCCGGCTCAAGGGCAACCTGGTCATCGAGGGCAACATCGCGCACGTCGGCAACTACACGCAGACCGGCATCCACGTCGATCTCAACGGCACGCACAAGTGACGACCCTCACGCGCGATCCCGAGGCCGAGGCCTGCGAGCCTGCGCCGCATCTCCTCTGGGACACCGTCTGGGTGCAGCGGCTCGACGCCTCCGGCGGCTATGGCGACTGGCTTCTTGCCGTGCCCGGCGACTTCCCTGCGGGGAGCCGGCCGCCGGGCACGCAGGCCGAGTCGCTCGGCGGGCTCAGGGCCGAGGCGGCGCTGCACACCGCGACGCTCATCCAGCTCTTCACCGACCGGCGGCTGCCGGCCGATGCGCCCAACCCCTTCGGCGATGCGGACCCGCGCGGCTGGTGGGGCGATCGCTTGCGGCTCGACGACGAGCCCGACGCCGAGCTCGGCTCGCACCTCTGGACGCTCGAGCGCGCGCCGCTCACGGCCGAGCTCGCGCGCCGCGCGCGCGCGATCGTCGCGGAGGCGATGGCGCCGCTCGCGGCGCAGGGCGCGGTGGCCAGGACCGACGTCGAGACGTCGATCGACCGGGCGCAGTCGGCGCTCTTGATCGTCATCCGTCACTTCAGCCATGACGGCGCCCGCGTCTACGAGCAGCGCTTCGGCGTGCTCTGGGCGCAGGCCGCCCGCCGCGCGCCGATGAACTTCGGCGACCGCTCCATCCTGTTAGTTGCCTAGCGCCAGTCTCCAAACAGCGCCGGCGGCCGGCTGCCCGTGAGGGCAGTCGCCGGCGCAAAGGAAAACCATGCCGTTTGAGATTCCGACGCTGAAAGCGCTCGCCGAGCGCACGGCCGGCGCCTTCCGCACGAACCTCAAGGGCTCGGACGCCAGGCTCTGGCCGAACAACGTCGCGGTCTCGGCCAAGGTGATCGCCGGCGCCGTCTGGGAGTCATTCTCGTTCCTCGAGTACATCTCGCGGCAAATCAACAAGTCGACCGCCGAGGGGGTCTGGCTCGAGCGGCACGCCTACGACTATGGCCTTTCCCGGCTCGCGCCGGCCCCGGCCGAGGGCACGGCGATCGTGCGCGGCGACATCGGCGTCGCCCTGCCCGCCGGCCTCACGCTCGCGCGCGCCGACGGCATCGCCTACGAAAGCCTCACGGGCGGCGTCATGACGGCGGCGGCCGCACCGCCCCCGGGCGCGCCGGCGGGCGAGGTGCGCATCGCCGTGCGCGCCAGCGCGCCGGGACGCGCCGGCAACGCCTTTCCGGGCGTCGTGCTGACCCTCGCCGATCCGCCCGCGCGCGTCGCGAGCGAGGCCGAGGTCGCCGAGACCGGGATCGGCGGCGGCGCCGACGCCGAGAGCGACGAGTCGCTGCGCGCGCGCCTTCTCTTCCGCCTGCGCAATCCGCCGCACGGCGGGGCCGCGCACGACTACGTCATCTGGGCGCGCGAGGTGGCGGGCGTCACGCGCGTCTTCGTCGATCCGGTGACGGCCTTGAACGGGCGCTCCTCGGTCGGCGTCTACGTCCTGATGGACGAGACCTATCCGGACGGCATTCCGCAGCCCGCCGACATCGCGCGCGTGCAAGCCCACATCGAGCCCTTGCGTCCCGCCGGCGCCATCGTCGATATCCGCGCGCCGGTGGCGCTTGCCGTCGACATCACGATCGCAAGTCTCACCCCCGACACCGTTGCGGTGCGCGATGCGGTCCGCGCGGAGCTGCACGATCTCTTTCACTACGACGTGCCGGTCTCGACGCTCACCAACCCCTACACGCTGCGCGTCTCGAAGCTCTGGGAGGCGATCAGCGCCGCCTCGGGCGAGGACAGCCACACGCTCATAGCGCCCGCCGCCGACGTCGTGGTGCCGGCCGGCCGGATCGCGACGCTCGGCACGGTGACGTTCGTCCCCGGCGCGTGAGGCGGGCCGAGGATGATCCGAACGGGCCCTGTCCTCGTCAGGCGTCAACAGAAGGATGCGTCATGACCACTCCCGCCGTCGAGGCTGGCCGCCCGCTATCGGCCGAACTTCTGCACTGCACGCTTGAGGTCGTCGAAAGCGCGGTCGATCTTCTTCAGGTCCCTGATGAGCTCGCGCGCGTCCACGTCGATGCGCGTGCCGCAGCCGCAAACGAAGTGGTCGTGCGACTTGAGCCAAGCGAGCGACTTGCTCGTTTTGCCGCCGCACTGGCCGCATGGAATGACAGTCTCCGTGGTGTCGAACATGACGGGCTCCCTGGTGGATGGACGGAGCCGGGCGCTTGACGCAAGCGACCAAATCATGCGACGAGCGGGCGTCACATCGCTTCCGCGCACGGCAAGGGACAGCGGAACGCGAACCGGGTGCAGTCGTCGTACCGACTGCACCCGTTTTCTTGGCCGATTCGCCGTGCCGTGTCGACGGCGCGCCTGCGGGCAGACACGCACGGCCCGTCGCCACCTCGGCGCGACGCCAAAGAGATTCCTGCCGCCTCCTTGACGCCCGCAGGGCTCACAGCTCATGACCATCGTCTGCGCCGGCGCGACGCCGCGCTTCTTCTGCCCGACGAAGTGGCAGCTTTTTGCCCAGCTCATGGCGCTGCTCCCGCGCGGGCGCGCCTGGCAGACCCACGAGGCCGTCGCCGAGTTCCATCCGGGCCGGGCCGCCAGCTACGGCACGGTCGAGGCCGGCGGCGCGCTGGGCGCCGGCGCCGAAGGGGGCTTCGAGCGGCTCACCGTCCTCCAGCAGTACTGGGCCGCCGTCGCCGAGGTGCTCGAGCATCTCCATCAGCGCGCCTGCGCGCTCTTGGAAGAGATGTTCTGCGCCTCGACGCGGGAGCTCGCCGCCGAATGGGGCGCCGACTACGGCTTTCCCGATCCGTGCGAGCCGTGGGAGACGCTCTGCGCCAAGGTGGCGGCGGAGGGCGGCGCCACCTGTGGCTATCTCGCTGAGCTTGCCGCACGCCTCGGCTTCAAGGCCTACTGCGCCGATGGCTGCAACGCGCCCGCCGGGTGCGGGCCGGCCGGCTGCGTCCTCGCGGCGAGCGGGACCGCGAACCGCATTCACGTCGTCATCGTCGCCGCCGAGAGTCCGGCGATGACCGACGTCCCGAACTTCGCCGCCGGCTGTCTCGTCGCCGGCGGCACGCCGCCCTGCCCGCCGGTGCCGGAGGCGGTGATCTGCCTCATCGAGCGCTTCAAGCCGGCGCACGTCATGGCAACCTACGAGGTGATCTGATGGGCAACATCGTCGGGCCGCACGGCCCCGGCGTGCGCGAGACCACGACCCGGCCGGCCGATAGCGCCTCGGGCTCGGCGCTCGACACCTGGTTCGAGGACTGCGTCGCCGGCAACCCCGCGACCGGCACCAAGCTGCCGGCGGTCTGGCTCAACAAGGTGGCCGCACTCTTCCGCCGCGCCATCCGCGGCATGGGCGTGCCGGAGGTGGAGGCGGGGCCGGCGAGCGACGACATGCTGCTCGAGGCGATCCGGCGCGGCGCGACGCTCGCCAACGTCGGCACCGGCAGCGACATCTACGCCGGCCAGGACGCGGCCTCCCGGCACCTGATCCGCCGTCTCGCGGCAGGCTCGAACGTCACCATCACGCCGGTCGAGGGGCCGGCCGGCGAGCACGCGCTCCGCATCGCCGTCACCGTGCCGGGCTCGGGGCCCACGGGCAACACGCTCGGCAACGTCGGCGACGGCGCCGACGTCTACAAGGGCACCAACGGCACGGTCGAGGAGCTGCGCGGCATCAAGGGGATCGGGCCGATCTCCTCGGCCGTCAGCGGCGACAACGTCGAGGTCGGCCTTTCGGTCGGCGCGTGGACGGTCGTGCTCCGGAACAACGCGGCGGCGGGTCAGGCGGCGGGCGTCGGGCTCCTGGGCCTTGCCGAGGAGGCCAATCCGGCTGCCGCCGACGTGGTGCTGCTCGCCAAGGCCGCCGACGGCGCGCTGCGGCACGCGCGCATCGACAAGGTGCGCGGCGGCGTCGCCTCGTTCGTCGCCGCCGGCACCTTCAACGCCTCGACGACGTCGGGTTCGCCGACGGTCAACTCGGCGTCGGGCCAGGGCTGCGCGATCGCCGCCTCGCCGGTCGCCGGCCGGGTGCGCGTGACGTTTTCCGCGGCACTTCCCAGCACGCGCTACGTCGTGCTCCTCGACGACGACGGCTTCGGCGGCGGCGGCCACGCCCAGGTCAACTGGTCGGAGAAGACCACAGCTTACGTCGACATCTGGCTCAACACCGACATGAGCCGCACCGGCAACGTGCAGTTCATCGTGGCGCTGGCGACTTGAGTCGTGCCCGGCGACTCCGCTGCGCGGAGCCGGCCGCCGGGCACGGACGTCGATCAGCGAAGAGCCGGGCGTCACCGGCGCCAGCCCCTGGCGCGTCCGGCCGGCTCGCCGCAGGCGTGTCGGACGCGCCAAACAAAGAGATCTCACCATGGCCGCGACATTCAAGTTTCGAGGGTCCCGGGCGGTCGCGACCCGCCCGGCGACGGCCGCCGGCGGCGAGCTCTGGGCGCGGAACGCGACGAGCCCCGAGGCGAACGACGGCACCATCGTCGACGCCGATCTCCTGAACGAGATCGTCGGCAACCTCAGGCGGCTCGCCACCGCGCTGGGGTCGGCGCCGACCGCCGACGACGACGACACGCTGCGGCTCGCGGTCGAGGCCTACGTGGCGGCCGTCCTCGCCGCTCACACGCACGACGATCGCTACTACACCAAGGCGGCGAGCGATGCGGCGCTGGCGCTCAAGGCGGCGCTCGCCTCGCCGGCCTTCACCGGCACGCCGACGGCGCCGACGGCGGCGGGCGGCACGAACACCACGCAGATCGCGACGACGGCGTTCGTGCAGGCGGCGATCGCGGCGCTCGTCTCCGGCGCGCCGGGCGCGCTTGATACGCTCAATGAGCTCGCGGCGGCGCTTGGCAACGACGCCAACTTCGCGGCGACGGTGACGAACGCACTGGCCTTGAAGGCCCCGCTCGCCTCGCCCGCCTTCACGGGCACCCCGACGGCCCCGACGGCGGCGGGAGGAACAAACAACACCCAGATCGCGACGACCGCCTTCGTGCAGGCCGCCATCGCCGCGGGCGGCGTTTCAGACGGCGACAAGGGCGACATTACGGTTTCGGGCTCAGGCGCGACCTGGACCATCGACAACGGCGCGGTCACCTACGCCAAAATCCAGAACGTCTCGGTCACTGACCGATTGCTCGGGCGGCAGACCGCTGGCGCGGGCGTGATCGAGGAGATCATCTGCACGGCCTTCGCCCGCTCGCTCTTGGATGATGCGGACGCCGCCACGGCGCGCACGACCTTGGGGGCCGCCGCCGCGAGCCACACGCACGCCGCCTCCGACCTCGCGTCGGGCACCATCGCCACCGCCCGGCTCGGCTCCGGGACGGCGGACACCGGCTCCTTCCTCCGGGGCGATCAGTCGTGGCAGCAAGTGCCGACCGATCAGCGCCTTGGCAGTGAGGCAAGCTCGGCCTTCTCAGGCGGCAGCATTCCCGTCCGTGCCCCCGCAGGGTCCGTGATGACGGGCCTTGCGCCCGTGGATACGACGGGCCTCGTTCAGACCATCTATCACCGGCCCGTGCAGAAGTACGTCGCCGGTTCCTGGGTCACGGTTTCGCAGGTCTAAGCCATGCTCATCGATCACGGCGTCTTCTCGCTCTACACCCCGGCGCTGCCCTCTGGCACGAGCCCCGAAGAAGCGCGCCTCAAGACCCTCATCGAGGCCGGGGCTCTCTTTGCCAGGAACGAGAGCGGCCTCGACTGGTATCAGAGCTTCGCGCACCAGACGCCCAACGGGCGCGCCTTCGCGCTCGTTGACGGCGAGCGGGTGGCCGCCGTCTCAACGGACCCCTCGACGCTCTGGCCTGCCGGATATCGCGTCCTCGAGACCGACCAGCCGGTGGAGGTTGGATGGGCCTACGTCAACGGCGTCCTTGGTCCCCATGTCCCGTCTCTTGCGGAGGCGCAGGCCGCCAAGGTTCAAGAAGCCTGGAAGCTCTCTGAGGCGCGGATCGCAAGCCGCCACGTCACCGTCACGACCTCGGCGGGCACCCACAATTACGCGCTCGACCGGATAGCGCAGGAGAATATCAAGGCGGTGCTGATCGGCGTGCTTTGCAACGTGACGCCGAACCCCAGACCCTGGACGCCCAAGGGGGAGCTCGCCCCGATCTTGGTGACGCACGACGACCTCAAGACCATCGGCGCGGCCATGATGGCGGCCATCGACGCCGAGATCCAGGCTTACCTCGCCCACAAGTCGGCGATCCTGCAGCTCGCGACGGTGGCGGCGGTCCAAGCACACGATCTCGGCCAAGGCTGGCCGGCCTGAGGCAATCCGCATGACCCGCGTCTTCTACCGCGTCGACCTGCAGGTGGCGCAGAACGAGGACCTGCGCCAGGCGTTCCAGCTCGCCGATGCCGACGGCCACGCGGTCGATCTCGCGGGCGCGACGCTCAAGATGGACGTGCGGCGCCGCGCCGACAATGCGCTCGCCTTCGCGTTGACGCTCGCCAACGGCCGGCTCGTCGTCGTCGATGCGGCGGCCGGCCACTTCCGCCTCGACGTTCCGGTCGCGGTGATCGCGGCGCAGACGCCGGGCGCCTACCTGCACGATCTCGTGCTCGTCAAGGGCGCCGAGACGACGCGCGTCTGGCACGGGACGCTGCACATCCTCAAGGGAGTGACGCAATGAGCGGCCTCGTCGTCACGCGGCTTGCGGCCGCCGTCGGTCAGCCGGCGCTCATCACCGCGCCCGTCGGCCGAGCCCCCGTCGTCGTGCGCGCGGCGACCGCGAGCGGCCCTTCGGCGGCGCTCGAGTGGTCGACCACCGCCTGGTGAGTGCAGATGCCGATCAGTTTCCACCGGGTGACGGAGCTGCCGGCCTCGCCGGTTCCGGGCGCCATCTACTTCGTCAAGAGCGCCGGCGTCGTCCGCCAGTACGTCGTCAATGCCACGGGTGTGCTCGAGCAGGTCAAGGCGGACGCGGTGGGCGGCGGTTCTTACGAGCACGTCCAGTCCTCGGCCTCGGCCACCTGGACCATCAACCACAACCTCGGCTTCAAGCCCAACATCACGCTCAGGACCACGGGCGGCGTCGAGTTTGAGGCCGAGATCACCCACGTTTCCGACAATCAGGCCATTGTGTCGCTTGCAACCGCGATGGCTGGCTATGCGAGGTGCGCATGAGCAAGAAAATCCTCTCCGACCTTGACTTCGGCTCGGTCGCCCGCATCGTCGGGCTCCTCGCTCCCGCCGCCGACAACGAACCGGCGACCAAGGCCTACGTCGACAGCGCCGTCGAGGGGCTTTCCTGGAAGGACAGCTGCCGGGTCTCGACGCAGGGCAACATCAACCTCGCCTCGCCGGGCTCGACCATCGACGGCGTCACGATGGCCGCGAACGACCGCGTGCTGGTCAGAAGCCAGACCACGGCTTCCGAGAACGGCATCTACATCTGGAACGGCGCGGCGACGCCGATGACCAGGGCTCCCGACTGTGACACCGCGCTCTCCTTGGAGCAGGCGATCACCACGGTCGAGGAGGGCACCGATGCCGGGTCGTCCTTCCGCCAGACAGCCGTGAACTTCACGCTGGGCTCGGGCTCCGTCACCTGGACCTCGTTCGGAACAGGCTCGCCCTCGGCCTCGGAGACGACGGCTGGCATCGCCGAGATCGCGACGCAGACCGAGACCAACACCGGCACGGACGATCAACGCTTCATCACGCCCTTGAAGCTCGCCAACTGGTCGGGGCGCATCCGGAAGCACGCGGCCGACATCGGCGACGGCTCGGCGACGCAGTACACCGTCACCCACAACTTCGCGACGCGCGATGTGACGGTCGAGGTCTACCGGAACTCCGGCAACTACGACACCGTGCTCTGCGATGTGGATCGCACCTCGACCAATGCCGTGAGACTGACCTTCGCGGCGGCTCCTGCCGCCAACGCCTACCGCGTGGTGGTGATCGGCTGATGGAAGCGGTCTCGGACATCCTCAAGGGCTCGAACTCGGCCTTCGATCAGAAGGCCGCTTCCCTCATGGTCGTGCTCGACGGCGGCGGCTCGGCGCTCACGACAGGCGTCAAGGGCGACCTTGTTGTCCCGTGGAACTGCACCATCACCGGATGGACGCTGCTCGCCGACCAGTCGGGCTCGATTGTGATCGACGTCTGGCGGGACAGTTATGCGAACTATCCCCCGACGGTTGCCGACACCATCGCAGGCACCGAGAAGCCGACGCTCTCTTCGGCCGCCAAGAACCAGGACCTTGCGCTCTCGTCCTGGACCACCTCGCTCTCGGCGGGCGACATCCTCAGGTTCAACGTCGATAGCGTCGCGACCGTACAGCGCGTGACGCTTGTCCTGCACGTGACACGGAGTGCTGGCTGATGGAACCCGATCAGAGCGGATGGACTCCCCTTGAGATCGCGGTCTACGAAATGGCGCGCTGGTTCGAGCCCTTGGGGGTTCGCGCCATGACCTTTGTTCTTCAGGACGGCACCGTGAAGGTGACCGTCCGCGATCAGGAGATTGCCCGCTTCAAGGCGCCAGAGGGTTCAAAGCCGGAGGCTGAGGCCGACTGATGCCCGCGACCCGGACCGGCACGCCATCTCAAGTCAACGCCTCGGCGGGCAACGGCTCGACGACGGTCACGGTGCCGTCCGACGCTACGGCGGTGGTGGCGTTCTGGTCGCATTGGGACGGCAACGCCAACTCAACGCTTTCAAGTCTGACGCTTGGCGGCTCCGCCTTCACGATCCAATCGCAGGTGGCCGAGGGGGCGACTTCCAACGAGAGCGGTCATGGCGTTGCAACCCTCGTCAATCCCGCGACCGGATCGCAGACGCTTGCCTGGACGTGGAGCGCGGGCGGCGCGCGCTCGGAGGGGGGATGGATCGTCGTCATCTACATCAAGGGCTGCGACACCTCAAACCTCGTCCGCTCAAGCGGCGTTGATGCGAACGTGGGCGGCCTCGACGTTCAGGTGACGCTCAACACGCAATCGACCGACCTCGTGCTGGCGACTGCCCAGGCCTACAACCAGGCCCCGGCGATTTCGGGCAGCGTGTTTCTCAACAACATCTCGGTCAACCTGCATCAGTACGATGCGAGCGAGGTTACGGCCGGAGCCTCCTCGACGACGGTCACCATGACGAATGAGGAGTATTCGTCGATGGCCGCGATCGCGATCCGGGAAGCGATTTCGGCCGCGCGGCCAGCGTTCTGGGCTTCGGCGCTGGGTTAAGGGGGCAGCATGACGCGACGAGCACCGCCGCGGCGCGAGGACCTCGCCGCGGAATACGCCGAGCTGTGGGGCACCTGCGAGATCCGGCCCGAGCGGCGCGCCCAGGTGATGGCCGCCGCGCGCCGCATCCTGGCGGCGAAGCCCCGCTACGAGCGCATCGAGGCCGAGACGCGCGTGCCGTGGTGGTTCGTCGGGCTC